CCGCACCATCGTCAATAACAATCATAAAGTCATTGACCGCGATGCCCTTGTCGTTGCCATCGTCGATGTAGCCGGCTCCGATTACATCAGATCGAGCATCTGTAACCGTGCGGTAACAGTGCATCGCTGCACTCGCGCTCGCATCTCCATCATCCTCGCCAGTACCGAGGCGCGGGATCATTGTGGTCAGATTTTTTGAAATATAAGCCATATCAATCCTCCTTATGCTGCGGCGAGTGCTGAACCATCGTGCGCAACGATCACGACACCAGAGTTCTGCAGTAGCTGTGAGCCCATGTAAATGGACGTTCGAGTCCACGAGTAATCCTGCTCCTCGTCGTACCCGGCCTTAGCCTCCAGATCGTCAGCGTTGTAGGCATGACCGATGGCCGACTTGTGGAACATGTAAGTCTCCTCGGTTGCACTGCCGGCGCCGCCGCCACCTGTCAGGTTTGGATGAACGCACCAGTTGATGCCCAGCCAGCGATACGATTGTGGTCGGTCTCGCCATGCTGGATCGGCATTATCGAACGGCCCGTTCATCGTGTAGTCACGAGATGAAAAGTCGTTCTCGCCCATCATGTAGGCCTCGTAGGCCGGCGTCACGACGAACGTGATATTGCCGTCCCACGGTACATCGTTGTTGCCCAGTACCGTTTTGGCCCGAAGGGTGCGAAGGGTGTCGGCTACCACTGCCGCGCCGATGTTGACCGTTGTGGTCGCCAGCTCGCCAATGATGTCCTGGTCGATCTTTCGATTGACCACGCCCATGGAGGTTTTCTGCATGATCGCGCGCTGGTTGCCCTGCGATGCGAAGATGTTGAAATCCGTCTTGCGAACAAGGTCATGCCATTCGACCAGTGTTGCAACGGGCTGTGTCAGGTTGTCGCCACGCGCCGGAATCAATCCATTGACGCCGCGAGTCTTGGCGGTAGCACCGCCGGAATCAGCTACCAAGAACGTCGCCTGATTACCCTTAATGACCGATTCGGTCGTGGTAAACCCGCGAAGTAAGGATTGGAGCTGCTCGAAACCGCAGATAAATTCCTGACGGTATTGAATTTGAAAGGCTGTTTCAGCCATCTTGGCTCTCCCAGATAAATGAAATGTCCATTTTCCACTTGTCGGGGTGTCCTGAGTGCTGGCCTGCAGGGTGTCCTTGCGGGGCTGCAGGTTCCGGTCTCAGGGGCCGGGAGGCGGTCGGGGCTCAGAGGAGGGTGTCCGACCTAATGTGGGTGGTTGCAGTGCGAATCTACAGCGAGCCGCCCTCAGATGCAACTACGTGTTTAGTACCCCCCGTTCTTGGCTTTTTTTTTACTCGGTAGCCACCGCCGGAAAGAGCAGTTTTGATGGCCTTCTTTTTCTTTTTCTTGGAAGGCGCGTAAGTGGTCATCGGTGCGGTTTCAGCCATGATTAGCTCACATTTGAGTGGTAGCGGTGCCGGTTACGGTTGTTTTTCGTGCGAAGTGTGACCGTGGGGCCCGCTATATCGCTCGAGATGCCAATGGTCGCCAGTTGCAGGATCGCGGCCGAGATATTCTCATCGACCTGATACTGGCCGTCCTCGAGATCTGAGCCCTCGACCTCGAGGGTGGCGTTTTTCTCAAAGCGGTTCAGTCTCGAGCCGGTGTCGGTTATCCTGTTGGCACTGACAAAGGCGATCGTATCGTCCGTGACCTCGTCAACGTGCCGCTTCAGACGGGAGTTGCCAGATCTGTCGGAAGTGAAACGGCTAAAGCGCGTATTGCGCGAGCCGACTGGTGGCGAGTCACTGACGCCGGGAACGAGTGCGCGATTGCTCATATCGACCCCCCCAGAGGAGTTCTGGCCGGCATCGACTGCCAGTTGGTAAAGCCGGCGCGGCTCTGGTCTGTAGGCTTCTTTTTCTCCGTGAGCTTCTGCTGAGTGTAACCCTCACCCGGCCCAATGAGATAGCCACCGTATTTTTTGACGTTTTTACCGAGGTTGCTCATCAGTATCTCCGACCGCCCAGTGGCGTTTTGGCATTACCGGGAGTGCCGCGCCTGCGACCCCCCAGACTGACCGGCTGCACCACACGGCTACCTGAGCCGCCGGTATCTGCCGCCATTCCAGTGTGCTCAGTTGAGCCGCTGAAATACTTGCTGGTGGCGCCCGTGTAGCCGGCGCCCGAGGTCTTGTGCTGTATTAACGCTTGTCTGAAACCTGCCATGGCGTAATCCCTTATGCCGCTTCGTGTTTAATCCTGATGTCGTAGAGCTGGCGCAGGCGCTCCTGCGAAGGCGCGTCAGCATTGTACTTGGTTCGCTCCTCGCGCATGTACTTCTCGAGCTCAGCGATCTCGTCATTGAGCGTGGTCGCATGATCGGTGTTGGGCGAGCTCAGCTCCATGATCGGATTGAGTTTGCGGGCGATCACGGCCAAGCCAGTGAGCACCGCCGGGTCATTCATGAAGGCCCTGCCGTCCTGATAACGACCGTTGAGCAGATTCTGGGCGGTCTCCTCGCCAAAGGTCGTGGCGATCAGGCCATTGACCAGATTGATGTTCGCGCGAAAGTCTGAGCCCCAAGCCTCCGCTGATCGCAGCGCATCGGTTGCCTCACCGGACTGCTGAACGTCGAGCTCGGCCTGACCCTCCTGCTGCTGCTCGGCAAAATTGTTGTACCAGCCGATGACCTTGTGCATCACGCTCGGATCGACATTCGCCTCGTGCATGGAGCCAGCGAAGTCCTCGAAAATCGCCTTGTCATCTTCGCCCACCACCAGCCCATCTGGCAGGTTCTCAAAGTAGCCCGTGGGCTCTGCCGGTATGCCGTTGGCTTCACGGAATGCCGACACATCCTCGTCGGTCGGATTATCGCCCAGCGGCTTTTGAATGTTACTGGTCGAGATGGTCTGGCGCTGCTCACGGAAAGCGTTGCCGAGGTCTCCGGGCGTGTTGTACCGCTGCAGGGTTGACAGGAACTTGCCGTCATCGCCTGCGATCGGTGCGCGCCAGTCGGCATCGCGTGTCGTGAAAAATTGATTGGCAAAGTCCTGCTGGCTCTCAAACTTGCCCAGGGCGTCTGCATTCTCATCTGTGAGCGCCTCACCATCAGCGCCTAAAATCCCGTGCGACCAGTGATCCTCACCGGGCCTGACGAGCGTTACTACATTCGGGTCATCTTCTGCCATTATCCTTGTTCCTCGCTACGGCCGCCGATCATTCTGACAGCCACTTTATCTGGGTCTATCCGTGACGGGGCCGCCTTCAGCATCCATACCAAAGTGGTGCCGGCGTGTCGCCGGCCTTCTGCAAAGGCCGTCAGATACGGATCGTCTGGCCTGAAACTCGTGTCGTGTGTGCCGAATGCCCGCAGCATATACTCAAACGCCATTTTCTGCTGGCGCGGATTAGCGGAGCCACCCCAATTTGCACGGAGAGCCGCACACTCGGCCTCCGTGTAATCGGGACGCGCCAGTGGATCTGGGTTAGGCAGGCACTCGGAAACGGAGGCGCGGATCATGCAACCACATCACCCGCAGCATTCTGGAAAACTGGCCGCTCGGTAGTCTCTGTGACAGTGCCAGACTGCGTCACCTTTGAGAGGCTCGGCACATTGTCGGCGTCGAACTCGACCTCGTAGATATCATAATTGCCGGCTGTGACCACCCGTTCAAGCTGCTCAAATTGCACGATCTGGCCCTTGACTATCACCTCGACCAGCACCGCGTCTTTACCGGCCACGGCTGCCACGGCTTCCACCGCATGGATGTCGTTTTCTGGATCAGCCTCGACGGCTTCCACGGCTTCCACGGCCACGATTTCGCGCTCTTTGACTTCCATTCGTTTCTTTACACACAAATACATTTTTCTCTCCTATGCTGCGAGTGCTTGTGATGCTTGGGCTGCGTCCCTGACGGCCTGAGCGCCGCCCTTGGCGAGCTCGACTGATTGCTCAGCTTCGGCCTGCTGGGCGTTGGACGAGAGTATAGACCGAACCTGAGTCTCGGTGCGTATGTGTCTGGCTTCCACACCGATTCCCTCGAGAGCGGCTTTCAGGGCTGAGCTGGTGTCGTACTGAGCGCCGGCCGAAGGATCGAGCTCCATGGCCCGCGCAATGAGATCGGCTGACTCGTAGAAGGTCGCAGCCTCTTTTCGCTCGATGGCGTCGTGCAGTGGTGATGTGAATCTGAAATGAATATCCTCGCCCTGGAGCTCGCGCGGCATGTCCTGCGGCGAGCCAAAAGCGCCAGCGTGCAGAAGGCCGTCGAAGGTATCTTCACAAAGTTGGCCGTTGTATTCGTGCTCCATCGGCTCAAAGAGAGGTAAGGCTGCCCTGACGTACTCCTCCACACGCTGACCTGTTTCGTAGGCTG